CTCCGCTATGACCCCGTCGAAGTAGAGGGTACGTTCGCCGCTGGTTTCATTTCTCACCCAGTTCCAAAATTTATTTGTTTTCATGAAGCGCCCTCCGTTTTGTTAGTTGTTTTGTACGCCGCGCCCACATTCCGCAGTTTGACCATGTTACCATTAACAAAGTGCAGGTTGCCGCCTTCCTCGTCAGGCAAAAGGTTCATATCTTCAAGCGCCCGCACGTCATTGACCGAGAAGAAACCGTTCTGAATGCCTGTCGCGTAGCCGCGCATCCGCGTTTGGTAATCGCCGCGCAGCAGCCCGTCCAAATTGAACTTGATCATCAGCGTTGATTTTTCGCTTGGCAGGATAAGCGCCTGCTGCATACTCTGTTCCCAGCGCATCACCCACGGGCCAAGCGAATACTTGACGAATTCCAATGATTGCTGCTCAATGTTAGAGAAGCTGCTTTTTTCAAGGTCGCCGACCATATGGGGCGGCACTCTGAAAATGCGGGCGATTTCGTTGATCTGAAACTTACGGGTTTCAAGGAACTGCGCCTGGTCGGGCGGGATGCCGATTTGGTGGAATTTGAGGCCTTCTTCCAACAAGGCGATTTTGTGGGCGTTGCTGCTGCCTTGGTATCCGGCGTTCCAGCTATCCTTGATTCGTTGGATGTCTTTTACCGTACCCGGATGTTCCAACACGCCGCCGGGGTTCGCGCCGTTGGAAAAAAATTTGGCTCCGTATTCCTCAATGGCGATGCTCATGCCAATCGCGTTCTTGGCCATAGCTATTGGCGAATAACCGACCACGCCGTTGAACCCAAGCCCCGGTATGTGCAGGATGTTTTCGCGCCCCAGCTTTATTTGCCCCTTGTCGCTTTGGTAAGTATAGACCAGCTTGCCGCCTGCGTTCCGTTCAACCGTCATTCTGTCCGGCAACAGCGGGTAAAGCGCCGCCGGATAGCCGCGCCCGTCGCGGATAATCTGCGCGTAAGCGTTGCCCCAAAGGAGCAGGTGAGCCATTAGTGTTTCGCGGAACAAAAACGATGTCATTTCGTCGTTCGGCTCGTCATGCAATAGCCGATAGAGCGGGTGGTCGGTCTTGAATTCTTTACCGATGTCGCCGGATTTTTCGCAGACATGAAGCGGCAGGCAGGCGATGGCTTCAGCGAGTATCCGGACGCAAGCGTACACAATGGATGTCTGCATCGCCGTGGTTTCGTTGACCAATTTGCCGGCAGGCGTACCGCCAAACCAAAAACGCCAGCCGCCAATGCTATTTTTGGGTTTATCCCGCGAGCGGAACAGATTTTTGAATATGTTCATCCGCATCACCTCAAGATTTGTTTTTCGCCTCCCTGCTTTTTATAAACCTTTGGATATACCAAATAGCCTTTTCCAAATCTTCTGTGCAATGTTCGCCGCCGTCTTTGTATTTGGCTCTTGCGATATATTTCACCGCATTTCCCAAGCAAAATCCCAGCCGCCAATCTTCTATGGCTTCAATAACCTCAATCTTGCCTTGATTGTAATAGCTTGGGTGGTTAACTCTATTCCCTGAACAATTGATCACAAATTTTTCCTCTTTCATTTGCGACACCTCGCTTCGATGAACCAGCCGGTAAACCAGCCTAAAAAGTACATGAGCAAATAATCCATTAAAACCGCCCTTTCTATTTTTGGATTAAATAAACAATATGCCTCTTGCGTCGTAAACGCTGGCAGCGTCAATCCCGCCGCCGAGCGTCGCCCGCGCAAGGCCCATAATCATAGCGACCACGCCGTCGATCTTTTCCGTGGACTTCTTTTTGTTAGGCTTGATGTTGCCCGCCGCGTCTTGGTCGATGATGACGTTGGCCATGTTCCAGTCGAGAACGGGATGCTTGCCGTGCCTGATTTTCCCCTCCATTACGAATTGATAGAAGTCCTTGCTCGGCGGTGACATCGACAAAAAACCCTGGCCGAACGGGAATACGACAAACCCATGCTCTGCGCCCAATTCTTCAAGGTCGCGGCGGATTTTCTCCGCGCCGTAGCGGTCGTAGGCGATTTCCCTTATCCTGAACCGGCCCGACAGCTTGGCAATAAACGCTACGATATAGTCGTAGTCCACTACATTGCCCTCGGTTGTGTTAAATACGCCCATTTTTTTCCAGACAGCGTAAGGAACGTGGTCGCGGCGCGTTCGCAGGTCAATAACATCCTCCGGCAGCCAGTAATAAGGCATGATGGTATATTTCGTATCGCCGCCGCACGGCGGGAACACCAGCACCAAAGCCGTAAGGTCGCCGGTGGACGAAAGGTCAAGGCCGCAGTAGCAGTCGTGCCCCTCATAATCGTCAAAACAAATGTCCTCGCCGCAGGCGTCCCATTTATCCATCGGCATCCAGCGGATGTCGGCGTTGCACCATTCGTTCAGCCGGAACTGCCGAAAGTACATCTCTTCGGCCGGGTTCTGTTTTGCTTGTTCATAAGCCGCCTGTACCGTTGCAAACGAAACGGTCACGCCAATGGAAGGGTTGACCCGTCGCCAGACGCGCTCGTCCTCCCAATCGTCGCCTTCCTCAATACCGTACACAACAGGATAAAATGACGGGTCAACCTTTGAGCCTTCCAGCACCGCTTTCGCCTTACAATGGATTTCGTAACAAATGCTCGTTTTATCCCTGCCCGCCGTAGTGATGAGGAAGTAGAGCGGTTGGCGGCGGGCGTCGCCTGTGTACTTAGTCATGGTGTCGAACAGTTCGCGGGTCTGCTGGGCAAACAATTCATCGAAGATCAGCCCCGACACATTGAAGCCTTGCTTGGCCTTGTTTTCCGAGGACAGCACCCGATAAAAGCTGTTAGTGTGCGGAAATATAATCCGCTTGGTGGACGGCACGATTTTTGACAGTACCATCAAATCATCGCATTGTTCGACCATTGCCCTTGCGGTATTAAAAACAATGCTCGCCTGATTGAGGTCGGCGGCGCAGGAATAAACCTCCGCGCCCGCCTCGCCGTCGGCGAACAGAAGGTAGAGGGCGACCGCCGCCGCCAGTTCGGACTTGCCATTCTTTTTACATAATTCGACATACGCTGTGCGGAACTGCCTGCTGCCGTCTTTGCCGACAATGCCGAAAATATCTCTGACAATTTGCTCCTGCCAAGGCATCAGCCGGAACGGTTTGCCGTACCACTCGCCCGTAGTGTGTTTGAGCATGGTCGAGA